GGTCAGAGAGAAGTCATACGTCGTGTTGTGATGGATAGGTGTGGTTATGGTTATAGTTCTAATGGTTATTTCTATCCATTGGGTCTTGGTGAAGTTTTGTATAAAGTCGACCCTGAAAGGGGTAGTATTTATGTGGACTTTGCTGAATCCTATCGGGAGATCCGTAAAATTCTCTTTGAGGATTATATGGACTCTAGAGTAGAGAACAGTAAGGAACCCTTGAGAGCTAAGGTATCTGCTCTAAAGGAACCATTGAAAGTGCGGGTCCTTACCAAAGGACCTGCTGTGCCATACTTCCTCGCGAAAGATTTACAGAAGACTCTCTGGTCTAGGTTGAGTAAAAGGTTGCCGTTTAGGTTAATCGGTTGTGAGGTGGATAGTTCCCATATATTGGAGCTATTAGAGTCCGAGAAGAGGACAGGTGATCGTTGGGTGTCGGGTGATTACTCGGGAGCGACTGATGGTATAAATCCACAGTTGTCACGAATGGTGATGAAGAAAGTTTTGTCATTGTTTGGCGTTCCTGAGGAAAATCCGGCGCATAATGTTTATCTGTCAGTACTTGATAGTCATATTATTGAGTACCCTTCTATCTATAAGATGGATGAAGTCCACCAACAACAGGGTCAATTGATGGGATCCAATCTAAGTTTTCCAGTGCTGTGTATCATTAATTTTCTCACTTACTATATGTCCCAAGTCTCGGGTGAAGAGCTATCGCTCTTTATCCGAGGTCTTCGGGGTCCAATTAGGAAAGAAGAGATTGATGAAATCCCAGTGCTGGTAAATGGAGATGATATCCTCTTTTGTACTAGTGAGGGGGGGTATTGTGAGTGGCGTAAGTCGTTGGATTTCTTCGGCTTTAAGTTAAGTGTAGGTAAAAATTTGGTGAGTGATAAGTTTTGTACTATCAACACTTGTATGTTTCGGTTCGTTCGTGGTCAAGTAATCCGCATTCCGTATGGAAATGTGGGTCTATTGCTTGGTCAGAGTAAGGTCCAGTCCGAGTCCGATGGTTTTCTACCCGTTTGGGATATCCATAATAAAATTGTGGGGGATTTCTATAATCTCCACAAGTTCACAAAGATATTTCTAAGGGCCCATCGTGAAGAGATCAGTATGATCTCTTCAAAAGGTAAGTTTAATTTGTATCTACCCAGATCCTTGGGTGGTTGTGGTTTTATCGGTACACCGAAAAACTATACAGATTACCAACTTGCGGTCGGCACCTACTTATATCGTAGGCATACAAATCTGGGTTCTCTGGTGACAGAGGATCTAGGCGTTGTTGGGAGGACTGTCACGACGGGGATTTCGGTGAAAACTGAGATGCCTCGCAGGGGTAAGAGACAGGATAAAAACTGTCCCTTAGCAGAG